GCGGCCACGCTTCCACTGCCAGAGTTTCCACCGGCGTGACGTTTAGCCGCCCCTGCCTGGATTGCGGGACGCTGACCACGGAAGGAGACCGCTGCCCACCGCACCGGAAAGCGGCGAGAGACCGCTGGTACGCGGCGAGAGGGCCGTCACCATACGCCGATCCCGCTTGGCGCAGGCTCAGCGCAACGCTTCGGAAGAAGCGCCCCTGGTGCGAACTTTGCGGGACCACGAAGGACCTGACGGTCGACCACTTGGACCCGATCAGCCGCGGGGGACCACTGCTCGCACCGGAACATCGGCTCCGTGTAATATGCAGACGCTGCCACGGAAGGAACACGCAGCACAAATAGGGGAGGAACACAAATGGCGCGCATCGCCTGGTATTCAAACGCCTGCCACATCCCGAGTGGTTACGGTGCCCAATCAGCACAAGTCGTGCACCGGATGATCAAAGACGGACACGAAGCCGCGATATCAGCCAATCACGGCGCGGCAGTTTTGATGAACTGCGCGCACGGTCACCCGATCTTCCCCGAGGGCTTGATGCGCTACAGCATCGACGCCGCGCCAGACACGATGCGCAGTTGGATCGGAGACCAGCCAGGCTACGGCGTTGTGCTCTTTGACCTTTGGCCGCTCGTTGGCGTGCAGGGCTTCAAGGAACTCAACCTCGCCTGCTGGACCCCCATCGATCACGCGCCAGTTCCACCCCAAGTGCTGAAGTTCCTGCAAGACGGAGACCACGTCGCTATTGCGATGTCAAAGTTCGGGGAAGAGGAACTGCGCAACGCAGGGATACCGGAAGACAGGCTCGCCTACATTCCCCACGCCATCGACCGCGCAGTCTTCAAGGACCAGGGGAAGGAAGCGCGCGCCCAAATGGGGATACCAGCGGACGCCTTCCTCGTCGTTACAGCGGCAGCCAATCGCGGACGCATCCCTATCCGAAAGGCCTTCGGGGAAATGGCTGACGCAATGGCGACGTTTATGCGAGACCGCCCAGACGTTTACTGGATGCTGCACACAGAACCGAACGGCCACAGCGAAGGGGTCAACCTTCCACGATTGATCGCTGCGCTCGGTATTGATCCACAGAGAGTGCGATACCCGCACCCGGTCCATTTCCGCAACGGCATACCAGACACAGCGCTCGCCTCGCTTTATTCCGCGGCGGACGTTCAACTGCTCACCTCGATGGGAGAGGGCTTCGGCATCCCCGTTGTTGAGGGCCAGGCTTGCGGCACGCCCGCAATCGTCAGCCGCTTCAGCGCGCAGCCAGAACTGCTCGGACCACACGGGCGCAGCGTTCCAGTCCAGCGCGTGTGGGATGAGTACCAGGGCTCCTTCTTTGGCATCCCGAACGTTGACGCCATCGCCCAAGCGCTGCAGGAAACCTACGAGGAGACAAAGGGAGGGGGGGTCGACAGGGCGGCGATCAGCGCAGCGATGGAACGCTACGACGCGGACAAAGTCTACGAGACCGGCTGGAAGCCACTGACAGAGCGGATGCTGGCACGAGGGAAGACACGAAGCACAGGCACGAGGGAAGACACGCCTGCCCCAGTGAACAGAGCGGCACGCAGGGCTGCCGCACGAGGGGGGCGGTGAAAATCCTACGCGCACGAGGGGGCCGTCTACCCAGCGCCGAGTCCCGTATGCGGGCGGGGCAGTTTTCCGAAAATGGTGGAAGAGCAGAAAGGGAGGAACGATGAACAGGCTTGTAACATCGGAGTCGGTCACGGGCGGACACCCGGACAAACTCTGCGACCAGATCAGCGACGGCGTGCTCGACGCCATCCTCGCCCAGGACAGGGACGCCAGGGTCGCGGTTGAAGCCGCGGCGAAGGACTCAACCATCTGGGTCTTCGGGGAAATCGCCACGCACGCGGTCATCGACGTGCGGGCCATTGTTCAAGACACGCTGACGGCGAACGGATACACCGATCCGGCTGCGGGCTTAACCGCGGACACCGTCGGGGTTCAAGTTTCGCTCTCGCGCCAGTCGCCAGACATCGCGCTCGGAGTCGACAGCCAGGACCCGCTCAACATTGGCGCAGGAGACCAGGGACTGATGATCGGCTACGCCACACGGGAAGCGCCAGAAGCGATGCCGATGCCGATCGCCATCGCACGGGACCTGACAGACGCGCTCCGGTATTACAGGGAGCAGGGACGATACCCCTGGCTGCGGCCAGACGGAAAAGCCCAAGTCACGATCCGATACGTTGACGGGGAACCAGAGGAAGTCACGAGCGTCGTCCTTTCAGCGCAGCACAGCCCAGACGTTTCGCTTGATCAAGTCAGGACCGCGCTCGAAGGAATCGTCGACCGCGTGATCCCTGGCTACTTGATCACAGACGAAACCGCGGAGCACCTCAACCCCACTGGGCGCTTCGTGCTCGGCGGACCGATTGCGGACGCAGGACTCACCGGAAGGAAGATCATCGTCGACACCTACGGCGGAGCGACCAGGCACGGCGGCGGAGCGTTCAGCGGAAAGGACCCATCGAAGGTGGACCGCACCGGGGCATACGCCGCCCGCTGGATTGCGAAGAGCATCGTGGAAGCGGGGCACGCCCGCCGCGCAGAAGTCGAACTCGCCTACGCGATCGGCGTCGCGCAGCCGGTGGCGCTCGCCATCGACACCTTCGGGAAAGCGAAGGACAGGGAACTCGAAAAGCACATCGCTGCTACGATCGACCTGCGGCCAGGCGCGCTCATCGAGCGGCTCGGATTGAAGAGCGTCAAGTACCAGCCCTGCGCCAGAGGCGGACACTTCGGGCGGCTGGACCTTGAACTCCCGTGGGAACAGCCCTTCAGTATTTAGGAGGAACGATGTCAAACGTCGAATGGCGGAACCGGATCACGCGCAGCGCGAGCGTCGCGCCAGAAAGCCTCGTCCCGAATCCAGAGAACTACAGGGAGCACCCGGATAAGCAACAGCGGCTGATGAACGGCGCGCTCAATGAACTCGGCTGGCTGCAAGCGGTCATCGTCAACGAAAGGACCGGAAGACTCATCGACGGGCATATGCGAGTCGCGCTGGCAATGCGCAGGGGAGAGACAGGGGTGCCAGTCAACTACGTTGACCTCAGCGAAGCGGAAGAGAAACTCGCCCTCGCCACGCTTGACCCGCTCGGGGAATTGGCACGCCAGAGCGACGAAGACCTGCGCGCCCTCCTAGCGCAACTTACCCCCAGCGACAAAGACCTCAAGGAACTGCTCGCGCACCTAGATCAGGAAGCGGGCGGAGACCAGGACACGAGTTCGGAAAGCCGCGAAGCGGGGATGGCCAGCGACAGGGTCGAAGCGCTCCGAGAAAAGTGGGGAGTCAAGACAGGGGACATCTGGCAAGCGGGAAGCCATCGGATCGGCTGCCTTGATGCAACGAATCCCAAAGCGATCACCGCACTGATGGCAGGAAGGAAGGCGCACCTCGTCTTCACTGACCCGCCATACGGAGTCGCCTACAAGGGAGAGGGCCACGCCGAAATCAAAAACGACGCGCTCACGGGCGATGAGTTGATGGACTTCCTCCTGCAGAGTTTCAGGAACGCGGAGACAAACGCCTACGACGATGCAGCCTTCTACATTTGGCACGCCTCCGCCAGCCGGGACGCCTTCACGGAAGCGCTCAAGCGCGCAGGGTTGATGGAAAAGCAGTACCTGATCTGGGCGAAGCCACAGCCAACACTCGGCCACAGCGACTATCAACAGGCGCACGAGCCCTGCTTCTATGCCAGCAAAGCGATCCACCAGCCCCGCTGGTTTGGCGGAAGGGACAAGAACACGGTCTGGGTTATCGCCCAGGCGGACGCGGAGCGCGCCTCCGCCGTCCTCACAGGCGGGCTGTTGATCAGCGCAGGGGACCGCCGCGTCTGGGTCAGCGACAAAGCGCCAAAGGGAAAAAAGATGCGGACCTTCAGGATCGACAAAGGGGAACGCCTTGAACTGAACGAGCCGGGCGAAGAGGGCGATGTGTGGATCGTCGGAAGGGATACGACTAAGCCTTTCCACCCCACACAGAAGCCCGTGGAACTTCCAGCCCGAGCGATCCGAAATAGCAGCGAACCGGGGAATATCGTCCTCGACCTTTTCCTGGGGAGCGGATCAACCGCGGTCGCAGCGGAGCGGACAGGGCGCACCTGCTACGGGACTGATTACAACGAAGGATACGTCGCCGTCGTCCTTGAACGGCTCAGCGAAGAGGGACTCAAGCCCGAAAGGGTCGCCACCTTCACGGGCGCGTAAATGGGAAGCCGGGGACCAGCGCCCAAGCCCACGCGCCTGAAAATCCTGGCAGGAGAGACCCGCCCGAGCGTGATCAACTACGCGGAACCGATCCCAGGGGGGGGACCGCTCACGCCGCCAGAAGACCTGAGACCAGAAGCCAGAGAAATCTGGGAGCGCGTGGTCGAAGCGCTCGGGCCCACAGGCGTCCTAACATCGGCGGACAAAGACCTGCTGCGCCTTTACTCAGAAGCGATGGCACGATATCTGCAAGCGGAAAAGATGCTCGCAGCCAGCCAGCCGCTGATCACCGGCAGGGACGGGAACCTGGTCAAGAACCCGCTGCACCAAATCGTCAGGGACAATGCAGACGCGGTCAAAAAATACGCGCGCGAACTAGGACTGACGCCCGCTGCTAGAGTTGGACTGAGAGGAGACATCGATGGGAACGCAAACTCGGCAACGGCGAAACTTGACGCAATCATCCAAGCCGCGCGCAGGCGTTAAGCCAGAGGGCGAAGTCGTCGCGGACTTCATCGAGTCCTTCTGCCGCCTTTCACGGGGAGACCAGGCTGGGCAGTTGATCAAACTGCGACCCTGGCAGCGCGAAATTCTGCTGGACCTTTTCCGCCACAGGAAAGACGGGAAACGCCAGTACCGGCGCGGGCTGCTTTTGATGCCCAGGAAGAATGGCAAATCGCTGCTCGCAGCGGGCATCGCCCTCTATTCGCTCTTCACGGAAGTCGGCGCGGAAGTTGCCATTGTCGCGGGAGACCGCGCCCAAGCGCGCATCATCTTCAGGGAGTGCGCGCGGATGGTTGAACTCGACCCCATCCTCAGCCGAAAACTTCACGTGCTCAGGGACGTCATCGAGTACCCCGAGACCGGAAGCGTGCTGCGCGTTCTTTCTTCGGAAGCCTCACGCGCGGAGGGCTACAACTTCAGCACCGTCCTCTTTGACGAAATCCACGTGCAGCCAGACGATCGCCTCTGGTCAACGGTCAACCTCGGAAGCGGCGCACGGAAAAACCCGCTGGTGCTTGGCATCTCCACCGCGGGAACGAAGACAGACACACGCGGCCAGGACTCGCTCTGCTACCGCCTGTGGCAATACGGGAAGCGACTCGAGAGCGGCGAACACAAAGATGACGCGTTCTACTTCCGCTGCTTCAGCGCGCCAGAGGAACTGCCCTGGGACTCCGAGGAAGCCGCACGCGCAGCCAATCCCGCCTACGGGGACTTCCTCGACCCGGAAGACTTTGCCGCCGCCGCGCGATCAATCCCGCGCCACGAGTACGAGACAAAGCGCCTCTGCCGCTGGGTTTACTCGGCGGACCCGTACCTTCCAGCGGGAACGTGGAACGCCTGCGCAACGGAGGGACTGGAACTCAAGCCAGACGATGAGATCACCCTCGGCTTTGACGGCTCATATTCTGGAGACAGCACCGCCATCGTCGCCTGCCGGATCAGCGATAAAGCACTCTTCGTACTCGGGCACTGGGAGAGACCGATCGACGGAGACCTTGCCTGGCGCGTTCCGATTGAGGAAGTCGAAGCGCGGATGCTTGAAATTTGCGCGACCCACAAAGTGCGCGAAGTTGTCTGCGACCCGTTCCGCTGGCAGCGGTCAATGGAAGCGTGGGAGCAGCGCGGACTGCCGGTCGTTGAGTTTCCACAAACGCCCGCGCGAATGGTTCCAGCGACGGCAGGCTTCTATGATGCGGTCGTCAACACGCAACTTAAACACACAGGAGACCCCAGACTTGCCCGCCACACGGCGAACGCAACGCCGCAATATTCCAGGGGCGGACTAATGGTCAAGAAAGAATCAAAGAACAGCCTCAAACGCATCGACCTGCTCGTCGCTGCGATCATTGCGCACAGCCGCGCTGCTACACTGGGGACTGCACCGGGGCCACAGCCACAGCCGGAAGTCAAATGGATCGAGTTGTAAGGGAGACCCGTGGGACTACTTGACCGCCTGCTCGGAAGGACACAGCCACAGGAAGAGCGAACGATCGGCGGACAGTGGTGGTCGCCAGACCCGAACTACGCCGGCGTGCGAGTTACGGAAGAAAACGCCACGAGCATCGGCGCAGTTTACGCCGCCGTAAAACTCTACGCGGACACCGTCGCCTCGCTCCCCTGGGACACCTACATCCGCGTTGACGGAACGCGCAGGCCATACCGCCCGCGCCCGGCTTGGATGGATGCACCGATTCCAAATAACCCGAACTTCACGCCGTTCGAATTCAAGCACAGAGTCGTGAGCAGCCTGCTCATTGACGGCAACGCATTCATCCTTGCGCTCAGGGACGGGAACGACAATGTCGTTGAGACCCGAGTCCTTGACCCACAGAAAGTAGAAATCAAAAGCGGCGCGAACGGGGAACCGCTTTACCACGTCACCACGCGCGAAGGGGGAGTGGTCCTCACTTCCGATGACATCGTGCACGTCGCGCTGTTCGCAACGGGAGAAAATCATCGCGGGCTTTCGCCGGTTGAGCACCACGCGGTCACGCTCGGCCTCGCCAGCGCCACTCAAATCTTCAGCGCGAAGTTCTACCAGAACGGGACCACGCTCGGCGGCGTGGTTAAAGTTCCAGGCGAACTCACGCAGGAGCAGGCGGAAAGCCTGCGCTCTGGCTTCAGTCGCAGGCACGAGGGCGTCGAGAAAGCCTGGAAAGTCGCGGTGCTTACAGGCGGAGCGGACTACACGCCGCTCGGGATGAAGATCAGCGACCTGCAACTGGTCGAGACAATGCACTACGGCGTAGAAGCCATCGCACGAATCTACGGCGTTCCGCTGCACTTGCTGCAGTACCCCGGAGGGAACACTTCGTATAGCAGCGTTGAAGTGATCAGCATCGAGTGGCTGCGACTCGGACTCGGGCCGCTCATCTCGCGGCTGGAAGCCGCCTTCCAGCGACTCGTTCCAGGAAGCCAACAGACGTTCCTCAAGTTCACGCTTGAAGGGCTGCTGCGCCCGACCACACAGGAGCGCTACAACGCCTACGCCACCGCGCTGAATAACGGGTTCCTCTCGGTGAACGAAGTGCGCTCGCTGGAAGACAGGGCCCCAGTTGACGGAGGGGACGAATACTGGAAGCCGCTCAACATCGGCACGCTCGGCTCCAGCACGGAACCTGCGGCAGTACGCGTGGAAGAGCACGAGCCAATCGGGAAAGCGATTGCCGATGCGCTACGCTCAATGCCCACACCGGTGGTGAACGTCACCACAGACAAGCCGCGCGCGAAAGTTATCGAGCGCGATGAGAACGGCGACATTAGTCGCATTGTTGAGGAATAGGAGAGAACGATGGCAGGAATAGTCGCAGCAGGCGCAAGCGTAATGCTTACCGGACTCAGCACAAACGCCGTGTTTGTGTCACTTCACACCGCAGACTCATCAACGGGAGCAAACGAAGTGACTGGCGGCTCGCCAGCCTACGCGCGTCAGGCAATCACCTGGAGCGCGCCAAGCGCATCCGCTATGAATAACACCGCGCAAATTACGTTCAACGTTCCAACTGGAACCACGATCCGCTTTCTCGGATACTGGTCAGCATCAACCGGTGGAACCTTCTACGGCAATCGCGCGCTTGACGCCAATCAGACATACACGAGTCAGGGAACCTACACGCTGGCGATCGGCAACATTTCTGAATCTATCGCCTAACCAGTAGCGGAGGCCCACACTGATGGCGCTGCGAAGATTCCGTGGCGCAGCCTCGAACAGCACCGTTGTTTTTACGGGGCAGGCGTTCAACCGTGAACTGCTCGACACCGGAAGCGCAACAGGAGCGAACGGTTCCAGCGTTGTGCTCGCCGCTGGAGCGTCGGCAAGTTTCTACCTCACAAGCGCCAGCGGAATCCCGAACCTCACCACAGCCGTCACAGGCTCGTGGGAAGCATCGATCCAGTTTCAGACGATTACTCCCACAAACATTTTCTGCAAGTTCCGCGTGCATCGAATCAGCGTCGCTGGAACGGTTCCAACAATCCTCGCCAGCACGGAATACTCCGCTGAAGTTGAAGCGCGCCGAACGATTACGCCTTACATTCTCAGCACCGACGGAACCGACCTCGGCACCTTTGCCAGCGGGAACCGCATCGCCATTGAGTGGACGCTTCGCAACGCGGGCGCAGGAAGCCTCTCACCGCAACCATCCTTCGGAACCTACTCGCGCTATGTGCGAACGCCGATCGAATCAAGCGCAGTGGTCGGCTGGACCGGCTACGTTGGTCTGCCGGCATACCGCCCAATCTCCTACAGCGAAGGAACCATCAAGGGCGCGAAGCGCACCGGTTCCGTCAAGAACAGCATCTCCAGCACCGGAACGGCCACGGGCACAAAGGGCGGACAGGACTTCAGCGGCTCCGTCACTGGCGTCAGCACGAGCGCAGGAACCGTCACAGGCGCTGCAGGGTTCGCAGGCTCCGCAACCGGGAGCAGCACGAGCGCAGGGACGATCGCCGCTGGAACGCAGGGCTACACGGGAACGATCAGCGGCCAGAGCACATCGAGCGGAACGATTGCCACAGGAACCCAGGGATACAACGGAACAGTCAACGGTTCCAGTACCAGCACAGGGACAGCGCAGGGAACCCCAGGACCAGGACCGCAACCGCAACCAGAACCCAGCGGGAGCATTTGGCGCATCTGGAATCAGGACCAGCCAAAGGAACGCGCGCAGGAACTCAGAGGGCGGACGGTCGGTGCGGTTTCGTTTGCCAGCGCAACGGCGCGCGGTCAATTCGGAGCGATTGGAGAAAGCGCAGGGACCACACAGAGCGAAGGAAGCGCACGCGGTACGCTAGGCTACTACGGTGGCGTCATCGCAATGCGAGCGCTCCTACGACATCGGGCTCGCGGCAAGATGCGGCCAGAGCGAAAGGAAGAGCGGGAAGTGCTGATCCTCACTGGCGATATTCTCTGATGCCATATTTCATCACAGACCAGTCGGACGATTGCGACGGCTGGGCGACAGTCAAGGAAGACGGCGAAGTCATCGGCTGCCACGAAACAAAGGAAGCCGCCATCGACCAAATGATCGCGGTCTCACTCGCGGAAGAGATTGAACCGGGGGGCGAAGTTCCGAGCGACCGTGTCGTTCAGCCAGAAGAACCCAGCGAAGAGCGCGTCCTTGTTGACGTTCCCGATTACGTCCAAGCGGCTGCAGCGAAGGGACTGACTTACTACGAGCAGGGCCTCGCCGGGGACGGGCTGCAGGCGGAGACAGTGGAGGAAGCCCGCCAGTTGAGAGCAGGGCGCGTGCAAGACGAAAAGATCACACGCCTGCGCGCCTGGGTCCTACGCCACCGCGGAGACTGGGAAGGCGTCGCACGCAACAGCGACGCCAGCGATGAAGACTTCCCAGGACCAGGAGCAGTCGCCGCATATCTCTGGGGCGTTGATCCCACAAACGAAAACGGGACGGAGCGCGTCCTACAATGGGCGGACAAAGTGCTCGCCCCACTTGAAGACGAAGCCAGGGAGACCATCGACGTGAAAGAAATCGAAACCCGCGCCTTGCCACTCGGAGACTTCAGCGTCTCAGACACGGAAGACGGACAGAAGACCTTTACCGGCTACGCCGCCCTCTTTGGCGCACCCAGCGCAGGGTTGCCATTCACGGAAGTCATTGCGCCCGGCGCATTCAAGCGCACGCTCAGCCGCGTCGCAGGCGGAAAGAAAATCGTTTCATTCCTCTTCGGACACGATGAGACCCGCGCCCTTGCGACCACCGCAAGCGGACGCCTCACCCTGAGCGAAGACGAACGCGGGCTCAAAGTTGAAGCGAAACTGGACCCCGCCGATCCAGACGCCGCTGGGGTCATCTCCAAGTTAAGCCACGAAGCCGCGGCGATGGGGATGTCCTTTGGCTTTACGATTCCAAAAAACGGGGACGAATGGAACGAAGACATCCGCACCTTGCGCGAAGTCAATCTCTTTGAAGTCAGCGTGCTCAGCGCGGGCCAGACGCCCGCCTACCCTTCCACGCTTGGCTTGACCTCGGTCCGAAAAGTCGCGCCCCGGATGGGCGTTGACGCGGACCGCCTTATCTCGGCAATCGAGTCCATCAAGTCAGCGCAACCGCTGACGGAAGCGGACGTCGAAGTGCTCGACACCGTCCGAGAAAGACTCGGGCCAAAGCCGGACGCGATCGATCCAACGATCGCAGCCGCAAGGCTCGTGCTTGCGAAGATGGAGTCGGAAGCGCTCTAACAGCCACGAGACCACGCCCCGCCGCGCGAAGTACGCGAGCCCGCGAACGGTCATCCCGCTAGGCGAGCAGAACCATCAAGGAAACCAATAGAACAAAGGAGTTAGAAATGGCAGACATTCGTAAACTCCACGAGCAGCGCGCAACGGTTCTTACCCAGGCGACGTCCATCGTCGCTGAGGCTGCAGAGTCCGGTGCTCCGCTCGAGGGAGAAAAGAAGGCACAGTTCGATGCACTCACGGCAGAGGCCGCGGTGCTCAACGATGCGATTCGCAGCGAGAAGACTGCAGCCGAGGCGCGAAGCGCCGCTGATGCAGCACGCGCTGAGTTCGCAACGGTGATCGCTCCAGCCGCTGACAAGGACCACGACGAGACCGCGGAACTCCGCGCGCTCGGCAAGAACGGTGGTGGCCGCCTATTCGAGTACCGCGATGTGACACGCGCAACCGGACTCGGAAACCCAGTGGCGATCGCTGACCGCGTCAACGTTGTCGCGGCTCAGTTCAACCCGTTCCTGGACCCATCAATCGTCACGGTTGTGCGCACCGCAACCGGCAATAACATCCAGTTCCCACGCGTTACGGCGCTTGGAACCGCTGGCTCAGTTGCTGAAGCGGGCACGATTGGTGAAAGCGACGGGACGCTCAGCGCCCTCTCGCTCACGCCTGTCAAGTACGCCACGATCATTCAAGTGAGCGAAGAGTTGGTGGAAGACGCCGTCTTTGACCTTGCTGCGCTCATCGCGGAGAAGTGCGGTTCGGAAGTTGCCGTCGCTCACGGCGCGTTTGCGGGAACCGCAATCGCCGCTGCTGCAACGATCGGCGCAACCGGATCAGGCACCGCTTCGGTAAACCCAACGTTCACCGATCTCGCCAAGTTGAAGGCGTCGGTCAACCAGGCATATCGCCGCGCGGCGAAGGCAGCCTGGCTCTGCAACGACACCACGCTCGGCGTGATCACTGGACTCGTTGATACGAGCGGCCAGCCAATCTTCCGACCAGGCGATTCCAATACGCCTGATCGTTTGCTTGGCGCGCCAATCTACAGCGCAGCGTTGATCGACCTCACGGACGACACCGCAGGCGCGCTGCTGTTTGGCGATCTCGGGCAGATCTACACTGCACTCGTGGGGGGCGTCCGAGTTGACGTTTCACGCGAGTACGCTTGGAACACGGGCCTTGTTTCGTACAAGGTTGAAGTTCGCGGCGCCACGGGCCTGGCTCAGACCACGGCAGTGAAGTCGTACAAGAGCGCAAACGTCGCCTAAGCCTTAACGCTTAGCGAAAGCGAACGAAGGGGACCGGGCATCGCCCCGGTCCCCTTCGCTTCACAGAGGGGAGACCAATGGGAATCATTGAGAGACTGAAGCGGCTCGCCACGAAGGAAATCGACGGAGACCAGCCAACGCGCCACGTAGAGCGCGCCCTGGTCGTAAGATGGGGGAACACTGCAACCATCAAGCGAACGCCCGTCAGGGGGCGGGAAAAGGGGAAAAGCGCGTGAGTGAACAGATCATCCAACAGCGCCAAATAACGGTGGGGACCGCGGCCACGCCAATCGGAGAGGGACGCGTCACCGGCTCAACCTTCCACCTTTACGCGGAAGCCGGCGGGAACGCAACCATTTATGTCGGCGGAAGCGACGTCAGCACCGCCAACGGATACATCCTCCACAAGGGGCTGCCCGTCGTTATCTCCGTACCAGAGCGGGTGCAGTTGTATGCTGTGGCCACTAACGCAGGCGAGAAGATCAGCGTCCTGCAAATCGGAGGCATCTGATGTCCTACGCCACACTTGCGGAGTTCAAGAGCGCAATCGGAATCGGCACTGCCGATACGACCGATGACACCGCGCTGCAATCCGTCCTTGATGCAACAGACGCGCTCATCGACAATTACACCGATCGGCGCCAGGGGTTCGGAACCGCCTCCGAGACTCGCTACTACAGCGCGCAGGACTTCTCCTACGTTTTGACGGATGACCTCGTCAGCATTTCATCGCTGACCACAGACGATGACGGGAACGGAACATACGAGACCACTTGGACTGCGGGAACCGATTACGTCCTTGCGCCGGCGAATAACGCGCTCGACGGCTGGCCATACACGAGCATTGAGACCAGCGTCACCTGGCCGCGCAACTTCCCGAAAGGGGTCTACCGCGGAGTGAAAGTCATCGGCGTCTTCGGCTGGCCGACAGTTCCGAACGCCGTAAAACAGGCGGCACTTATTCAGGCGGGCGCAGTCTGGTCAAGCCGAACGTCGCCGTTCGGAGTTATCGGCAGCCAGGACCTCGGAGGAATCCTGCGCCAGACACGCGCGCTACACCCAGAAGCCGCCGTGCTGCTTGAGCAGTACCGGCGCAGGGAAGGACTGGCGCGTTGAGTTTCAGCGACGCCACCGTCATCGCAGGACTCGCAGCGCACCTGCGCAACCAAAGCGCTCCGACCGGATACACGCTGCGCGCAGTGCACGCCTACCCGCCAGACAATCTCCCAGTCGTTCCAGCCGCGGTGATCGTTCCAGGCGATGACACGATCGCCTACGGCGCAGCGAATCGGCAAGTTGTTCTCACGCTCAACGCAACCGTTTATATCCAGCCACAGGCGGACCTCGCGAGGAAATACGCGGACCTCAACGCCTGGCGCACGTGGCTGCGAGACAGCCTCATTGACGGCGTAACGCTTGACGGAACAGACGCAGTCGCGCAGGCGAGCGTCACTTCCACAAGCCTGGGGACAGACACGTGGGCCGACCAGGACTACCTTACAATCAGCGCAACGATCGAAGTCACAGGAGTGGAAGCCATAAATGCCAGCGCCTAAAACGCCAAAGACGATCACCCACATTGAAGTGCGATACGTCGCAGGCTCGCTACCAGCGGGCGAGTTCGTGGGGGGATTGCCCACCGATGGGTCTACAATCGCCGCACCTGCGGAACTAGCACAAGCCTGGATCGCAGCCGGGATCGCCACAAGAGTCAACGCCGCGCCCGCGGTTGAAGCAGACAAGGAGACCGAATAAATGTCAGCCGCCTCCGCCGGTAACGTCCTCTTCAGTAAACTCGTCGCCTTCAAGGAAGCCACCCCAGGAACGATCCCAACGCTTACGTCGGGCGGACGGAAACTGCTCGTCCAGCCAACCGGGGTAATCAGCGACGGCGTCACGATTGAACTCGGCACGGAGCGAAGCGTCGCGCTGCGCAATCCGCTGATCGGTTCCACAGGAACGATCACCGCCATCGAGCCCACGCTCAGCGCAACGGTTCCAGCGATCAGCATCGGGGAACTTCCGCTCTGGCTCTCGATGACGCGCACCGATACGCCATCCGGCGCAGGGCCATACGAGTGGGACTACGACTACTCGATGACGGCGGCGAACAGCCCCACGTCATACACGCTTGTCGCCACAGACGGCATCCAACAGTACGCCGTGAACTATTGCCTGGCGGAGTCGATCACGATCGCCGCGGACCGCAACGGGCTCACGAATCTGAGCGCAAATCTCTTTGCCCAGAACGTGGCAAAGAACAGCGCCACACTTGCGGAGGGGACGCCCACCTCGCCATTCCTGAGCGGACGCCTCTGGAACGCCTACCAGCACGGATCAACCTTCCCAGGGACCGCGGACGGAACCGCCTACGAGTACCTGCTGGACTTCAGCCTTGAGTTCAACGCAGGCATTACGCGCCAGTCCTACCTCGCAGGCACTTCCACCTTCAGCACCCACGCGGAGAGCGCACCGTTCAGCGGAACGCTCACGCTGACCGTGAGCAGCACGGCGAGCGCCGTCTCCACTTGGTACGACGCCTACCGCGCAGCCACGCCAAAGGGCGTGCGCCTCACTTGGTCGAACGGAACTTACAGCGCGCACATTCTCGCCTACATCGTTCCGACAGAAGTCCAGCAA